CTGCTGTCGTGGGACGTGCCGCCCGCCGCCGCCTGATTTCTTCTCCCCCTGAATTTTTAACCCTCACTGAAAGGAACCCCTGACCATGTCTTGGAACGATTTTAACACCGCTGATGACCAGAACAGCTACGACTTGATCCCCAAAGGCACGCTTGCCCGCGTGCGCTTGACCATCCGCCCTGGTGGTTTTAGCGACGAAACTCAGGGCTGGACGGGCGGCTATACCACACGCGGCAAAAGCACGGATTCCGTTTATCTGGACTGCGAATTTGTCATTTTGGAGGGCAAATACGCCAAACGCAAGGTGTGGAGCCTGATTGGCCTCTACAGCCCCAAAGGACCGGACTGGGGCAATCAGGGGCGTGCCTTTATCAAAGGCATTCTCAACTCGTCGCGCCGCCTGAGTCCCAAGGATAATTCCCCAGAAGCCCAAACCAGACGCCGGATTGCTGGGTTTCAGGAACTGGACGGGGTGGAATTCGTCGCCAAGATCGACATCGAACACGGCGATCGGGGCGATAAGAACGTCATCAAACTGGCCATCACGCCGGATCATAAGGACTACGCGGCGTTAATGGGCGGGTCAGGGTATGCCGCCCCTGCCGCAGGGTACGCAGCCCCCCTTTCTGGACAGTCCGCACCTGCTGCCAACCCTAGCAACCGCCCCCATTGGGCCTAATCAGGGGAACAGCGATGATTTTACGACCCAGGCAAAAGCTCTTCGCCCAGCGCAGCCTGACTGCCCTCAATGCCCACGGCAACACCCTGGGCGTGGCGCCGACAGGTGCTGGAAAAACCGTGATTCTATCCGCCGTGGCGGGCGACCTGCTGCAAGGCGGCGGCAAAGCCTGCATCCTCGCCCACCGTGACGAGCTGACCAGCCAGAATGAAGCCAAGTTCCGCAAGGTCAACCCAGATGTTTCCACAAGCATTGTTGACGCCAACACCAAAGACTGGGCGGGACAGGCCACCTTTGCCATGGTGCAGACCCTGTGCCGACCGCAGACGCTAGCATCCATGCCCGCCCTCGATCTGCTGGTGGTGGACGAGGCGCATCATATCACGGCGGGCAGTTACCGGCGGATCATCGATCAGGCGCAATCCCTCAATCCCGCTGTCAAGATTTACGGCGTCACCGCAACTCCGTCACGCGGCGATAAAAAAGCCCTGCGTGAGGTGTTTAGCAACGTTGCCGACCAGATCCGCATCGGTGAGTTGATTGCCAGCGGCCATTTGGTGCCACCGCGCACGTTTGTCATTGATGCTGGGGCAACGGGTGAATTGCAAAACGTCCGCAAGCTGGCCGATGACTTCGACATGAAGGCGGTGGAAGCGGTGATGAACAAATCACCCGTCACCGATGCCGTCATCCGCCACTGGCGGGAAAAGGCCGGAGACCGAAAAACCGTCGTTTTCTGCTCAACCTTGAAGCATGCCGCAGATGTCACCACTGCCTTCCAAGCAGCGGGCGTTGCCGCTGTTCTGGTGCATGGGGAACTGTCTCAGGCCGACCGTAAAGCTGCACTTGCCTCATTCGAGAATGGCGCGGCGCAGGTGGTGGTCAATGTCGCGGTGCTGACCGAAGGCTGGGACTATCCGCCCACGTCCTGTGTGGTGCTGCTGCGCCCCAGTTCGTTTAAATCCACCATGATCCAAATGATCGGGCGGGGGCTGCGCACTATTGATCCTGAAGTGCATCCCAGCATCCTCAAAACCGACTGCGTGGTTCTGGATTTTGGCACTTCGACGCTGATGCACGGTTCGTTGGAGCAAGATGCCAGCCTTGATGTTCATGAGCGCAAAGCCAGCACATCCCTCACCAAAACCTGCTCGGCCTGCACCGGCGAGATTCCCTTGCGGGCCAAAGAATGTCCGCTGTGTGGCGCAGAACAGCTTCAGGGCGAAGCCGAGGCCGGTGACGAAGCCCTGGCCGATTTCGTCATGACCGAGATCGACCTGCTGAACCGTTCCAGCTTTCGGTGGTGCGATCTGTTCGGCGACGATGCCGCGCTATTGGCACAAGGATTTAATGCATGGGCAGGGGTGTTCTTTCTTGAAGGCCGCTGGCACGCGGTGGGTGGCGGCAAAGAACTGCATCCCCGCCTGCTGTCGATAGGCGACCGCATGGTGGCCTTGGCCGCTGCCGATGATTGGCTGAATAGCAATGAAACCGATGACAGCGCCAGCAAAACCCGCCGCTGGCTGAGTTTGCCCGCAACCGACAAGCAGTTGGATTTGCTTCCCGCCGAATACCGCAGTGATTACGGCTTGACCCGCTATCAGGCTTCTACATTGATTACCTTTCGCTTCAACCGCCGCGCCATTCAGCATCTGGTGTTTACCGCTTCCAGACAACGGGGGGCGGTGTGAGATGTGCAATTTGTATCCGACAAGAACGCGGTTTCGGCTGGTTCGATACCCGAGAAGCCCTCTTCACCCCCCAACGCCACAAATCCTATCGCAAGTTCTGCTCCCTCCGTTGCCAGAACATCTACGCGTCGCAACGTCGGAGGCGAATCATGATTGACCCAACCCCGCTGGAACGCGCTGCGCTGCAGTCGTGCCTAAAGCCTATGGGCGAACTCATGGCCGAGATCGGCTTTGACGTGCCCCCCGCTCTCTACAGCCGCGATCAGGCGTTGCAGATGATTGAGGTAATTGTAACAGCGTTTCAAGAACGGATTGTCTCCGCTGCTGCCGATATAGCGGAGGTGCCGTTCTGATGCTGGATTTCAACCACCGCCCCACGCCTGCCGAACGCATCATTGAAGCGATTGATGCGGCTCTGGAAGCACGGCATGCCGCCCAGAAGCCCCGAAATTATCTGGGCGCATCCCGCATTGGCGCCGACTGCGACCGCGCCCTGCAATACGAATACCTGCACACGCCCGTGGATGCTGGGCGCAGTTTCGGTGGCAAGCTGCTGCGAATATTTGAGGCAGGCCACACCTTTGAAACCATGGCGGCAGGCTGGCTACGATTGGCGGGGTTCGAACTTTACACCGAAAAAACCGATGGCAGCCAGTTTGGCTTCACAGCGGCAGGCGGGCGGCTTCGCGGCCACGTGGACGGCATCATCAACGGCGCACCCGCTGACCTGGGGTTGACCTTTCCGATGCTGTGGGAATGCAAGGCGCTCAACAACAAGTCATGGAAAGACACGCAAAAACGCGGATTGGTACTCTCTAAACCCGTTTACGCCGCGCAAATCGCTATCTATCAGGCGTATATGGAGGGCGCTGTGTCGGGTGTCGCCAGCAATCCCGCCATGTTTACCGCCATTAACAAGGATACGGCGGAACTCTACGTTGAACTGCTGCCGTTCGACGCCGCGTTGGCACAGCTCATGAGCGACAGGGCGGTGAATATCCTTCGGGCTTGTGACGCCCACGAAATTCTGCCGCGCATTGCCAACGACCCCGCCCATCACATTTGTAAAATGTGCGCCTGGCAAGACCGATGCTGGGGGCAGTCATGAGCAACATCCACTGGCTGGATTTCAACGATGCCGCTGAACAAACGCCTGAAGAGTCCTTCGAGGCACGGCGGGAGAGGCTGCGCAGGGCGTTGATCGGCCAACTGCCTGGCGTTCTGCATCATCTGTTCCCCAGCGGTAAAATCCGTAATGGTGCGTTTAAAATCGGTGGTCTTGACGGCCAGCGTGGCGATAGCCTTTCGGTCACGCTGCGCGGGGATCAGGCGGGCTTGTGGCAGGATTTTGCCACCGGAGAAGGCGGCGATATCTTTGACCTATGGGCGGCGGCACACCACTTGGATACCCGACGGGATTTTGCTGCACTGCTGGACAGTATCGAAAACTGGATGGGTACGGCTCTTGTCCGTTCGGTACAGCCCCGCCGCGAGCCTCCCACCGACGATCTCGGCCCCGCCACTGCCCGTTGGGATTACTTGGACGTGGCAGGCAACCTCATCGCCTGCGTTTACCGCTACGATACGCCAAACGGTAAGGAGTTCCGCCCGTGGGATGTCAAAGCCCGCCGCCACAAAGCCCCAGACCCGCGCCCGCTGTATAACCAGCCCGGCATCGTCAAGGCTGATCGCGTTGTGCTGGTCGAAGGCGAAAAATGTGCCGATGCGCTGATTGCCAAGGGCATCGGCGCCACCACCGCCATGAACGGTGCCAATGCCCCCATTGAAAAAACCGACTGGTCACCACTCAAGGGTAAGCACGTCCTGATCTGGCCAGATAACGATGAGGCTGGCAAAGCCTACGCCCTGCGTGCCGCCGATGCGTTGCGGCTGGCGGGGACGGCCTCGGTGGCCGTTCTCACCCCACCTGCCGGCAAACCGCCCAAGTGGGATGCCGCTAATGCTGTCGCCGAAGGGTTAGACATTCCCGCGTTTCTGGCCTCCACCCCTTCCAAACCGTCTATCTTGTTGCCAAAGGCAAAGCTACTGCGTGCCTACGCCCACGACATCTCGCCGATGCCGCCTGATCTTATCGCGCCGCGCCTGCTCACACCTGCTGGGCTTCTGGCCTTTGGCGGTGCGCCCAAGGTGGGCAAAACCGATTTTATCCTCTGCCTGTGCATTCATATGGCGGCTGGGCTTGAGTTTTTGGGGTTTCGCCCCGCCCGGCCTTTGCGCATCTTCATCCTTCAAGCCGAGATCCAGTACCACTACCTCCGCGAACGTATCCAGCAGCTATCCTTGGCCGCCCACATCGTTGAACTTGCGTGGGACAACCTTGCTATCACGCCGCAATTCAAGATGATCCTGAACGAAGCGGGTGTGCTGGCGGTGGCAGAACTGATCCGCGAAATGTTCCCAGAACTGCCGCCGGATATCATCGTCATCGACCCCTTACGCAACCTGTTCGATGGCGGCCCCGAAGGCAACAGCGAGAACGACAACAACGCTATGCTGTTTTTCCTGCGCGAGCGAGTGGAGCGACTACGCGACATGGTCAATCCCGAAGCCGGAATCATTCTCGCCCATCACACCCGTAAAATCGGCAAGAAACAGCTGGAGGAAGACCCGTTTCAGGCGCTGAGCGGTGCCAGCAGTCTTCGCAGCTATTACACCAGCGGCTTGATTCTGGCACGCCCGAACGAGCTGGACAGCAAGCGGCATTTGTATTTCGAGCTACGCAACGGCCAGTCCCCCGCCCGCAAGATTATCGACAAAGTGGCCGGCCAGTGGGTGGAGCTGAATCCGTTTAGCGAAAGGCTCATCAATCAACGTTACGGCGAGCGATTGGATGCAGAACGTGATCGAAAAACCGATGTCATCCGCGAAACCCTCGCCGAAGAAGCTCGCAAGGGACAGCTCTACACGATGAACCAGTTTGCCGAGCGGTTTGAGAACCAAGCAGGGCTGGGCGGCAAGGATTCCATCATGGATCGCCTCAGCGTGCTGGCCACGCAAGGCTATGTGAAGTTTTTCAAAGACGGCAGACCCTTTGGCTTTCCGAATACCCGTTCAAAATTCGGGTTTATCTGTGTGGAAGGCATGGCGTTCCAGAAGGACGGCCAGTCCATACCCGTTCTCCCTTCCCACTTCAAGTGCCCGAATACTGGCAGTGCTCTGCCGGTCGAAAACCCCCATGTCTGGGTCATTCATCAAACAGGAGAAAAATCATGACAACTACGCAGAATTACGCGCTGGCAAGTTTGGAAAAGCCGGGTGAATTTTTTCCAAACTTGGCCAGTTTGGAAGTTTGGAAAAGGT